GCCCGTAGATCTCTACCTTTGTTTCGACCGTCCCGCTCATGTCACCTTTTCTTATTCTGTTTTTCTAGCACTGCGATAATGGTAGTCAGATCTCGCGTGTCGAAGGTGTCAGAGTAGAAAGTGGGAGCCCACCCGGTCGCGACTACAAGTTCTGCGAGTTGTCGCCTGTAGCCGCGTCCGTAGGGTTTGGGATTTCTTCTTCCCCTACTGGCGCGCATTCCATAGACAGATTCTCTTTAAGCCACTGACGCCAAGTAGGGGGAAGTGTTTCACCTTTTAACGCCAAGAGTGAATATGCCCAACAACAATAATCGGAGACGCCGATTCCGCGTCCGTCAGACACTCGACGATTCTCTAGGCGTTCCCATTCGGCAATAGACCAAAGGTTCGTCCAAAGAAATTCTTCTTTGCCATCGCGTACAAGTTTTAACTTGAGCTTCATTATGTTTCCTTTCGTCGGGCCAAGGAAGGCCGAAGATTACGGTGTGATGTCGGTAGTGAACTCGCCGCCCTGCGTGGACATCGTGATTGACTGGAGCTCTCCCAGCGATGCGGAAATCTGGTCAAGACTAGCCATGTAGGTGTTTGACAAAATTAGTTCCGGATTCGTGGCACTGATTGCAGCGTCAAAAGGTTTTGCTTTAACTTCAAACTTTGTTCCGTACAGCGCGTTCAAGTATTGCCATGCACCTGTAGCGGAGTAGTCCATGAACAAGGTGATCTCGGCAGAGTTTGACTCAAGCCCCGCTTGGAACTCTCGAGCAGTCATTCCGAAGACCGTATCTTCAAGAGCTTCTTTTTCGGAGGTGATTGTTATAGATGTGCAATAGCCCGTGTAGTCTTCGCCGTCAATCGTGATGATTGGGTTTGATAAGAATGCCATGTGGTTACTCCTTGGAAGTGTTGGATTTAGTTTGACACATAATGAAGCCGAGAGTGTGGATTAGGCGGTCTTTGTGGAAGTGCTTACCGAGAGCTCATAGGCGGGCAGGGTAGATCCGCCGATGTCTACATTCGTAGGACGCCCAGAGACGATTCCGATGTTCAGCGCGTAGATTTGGGCGAGGATATTCAGCAGGCTCTTTTGGGCGTCTAGGTTGCCCGGGCCGAGCGTGATGATCTGGAGTGTGAAGTTCAGTTTTGCGACATTGAAGTTGTATCCGTCTACCGAATCGATATTAACGAAAACGGCAGGGGGAGTGATATTGCGTGGATCGTTATTTACTTGGAGCCCTACGACCGTAGAGAGCTTTGCAACTAGTTCATCGAATCCAGCGTTGAAGAGATCGGTGTAGACCGGAACGGGCATTAGGCGACCTGCGGACGGTCAATCCCGAGGAGCTGTCGGATCATTCCGTTTAGACCCATGACTGGAACTGTGCCCATATTTTGGAACGAAGCAAAAGAATCAATAGATCCGCGCTGGCGATAATAACTTCCGCCTAGCATCTGGGTTCCTAGAAAGACATCTTGTGACGGAACGGTCGTGAGTGAATCCACATAGCCCGCTTCCATTCTGCGACGCCACGCGAACTGTGAAGCAGCCGCCGCGCACACTGTTAGGAATGCGGCGTCTCCAGCTGTCGCGGTTCCGATACCGAGCCAGTCCTCGACATTCGCAGCAGTGACCCAAGTGCAGACTTGAGTAATTGTCAGAGTGCCAGAAGAAGCGGTGCGCGCGACATCGGCGGCGGTCTTTGCGTAAAGCACTTGATTAGGAATGGAGACCGCAGGATCAAAGAGTAGATCGCCTTCGTCGTCCGTACCTAAGAAAGCGTAATGCGGAAGCGCGTAGACAATGTAGGTTCCGTTAAAAGTCGCATCAACTCCCGTGATGACAACGCTTGCACCGACTTCAATCTCGGCTTCTGTAAGAAGTTGTAAGACCGCGTAGTTATCGGTGAGCTGTTTATGTGTGACCGTGTAAGAGGCCATGATTGAGGCCTACTTTCTAGATCAGACGAATGTTGCTTTGACGAACTTGCTTGAGTCAATCATGAGTGTCGCAAGATACCCTCTGAAGGCGATTGTGCGTGACAGTGTCGAAGGTACATCAACCGAGATTGCACCCTTCTGCTGTTCAAAAATTTCATAACCAGTTGCATCGCCAACAATCAAAGTTGGGTTTGTAAAGTTACGATCAACTACTACTTGCAAGCCGAATGCGTTTCCGTTGGCTTGTCCCGGTGCAAGATTGCCGAATGCGTTCATCGGGCCAATCTGCGGGAACAACGGGCGATCCGCTGTGTCGCTTAAGCCGAGAAGATCCTGCCAAATTCCTGGAGACAAGAACATGTGTGTCGGCAAGTTTCCGTTTGATCCTGAAAGGATTGTTGCTGCGGCTCCTGCTACCCATGCCGCCCAAGTTGCAGGATCTCCAGCGTTGGCGGCAGTGAAGTTGCTTGTCACTGTTGCGCCTGTGCGTAGGTTGTCTGCGGCGACATTGTCTGTTTCATTGGCATAGATTCTGCCCATGTCATCAAGTACGAGACCGATGATCTCTGGTGTACTCCAGTCGATTGATTGTTCGGACAAAGTTACATATCCGCCGTAGGTTCCCTTGGTGACTTGGTTGTCGGTGACAACAAAAGTTCCTTGTGTAAGTGCGGTGTTCTCGGTTGCTTGGTTACCGATTGAAGTGTGTGTTGTTACTTCTGGACGGATGAAAACTTTGCCGCCTTGTGGCATTGCTTTTGCGCCGATTGCGTCAATGACTGGACGACGACCGATGAAGTTGTTGTAGACAGGTTGAACGATTGGCAGTGGAAGTACGCCGGGGATGTCTGTTGTGATGACATTCGGTGCAGCTGCTTGGATTCCTTCGCGCATTGCGTGGAACTGATCTCCGCCAACGAAGAAGGCCGAAATATATTCGGCGGCTGTTGGCATGTGGAACTCACGCTTCGCAGTAGCGAAGATTGTTTGAGTTGCCTTTGATGCTTCGATGACTGCTGGGGCTTCGACTGTTTCGTTCATGGTTTCTGTCTCCTGTTGAGGTTCTTCTTGAATAGTAGTTGGTTCTTCTTCTTCGGGTGTGGATGCCGCGACTTGCTGGATCGGGGCGTCAAAGGCTCCGCGGGCTACCAGTGACAGCTCGCTCCACGATGCTTCGGTGACAATCATGGTTCCTTTTTTGTCGTACTTGAACTTGATCGGCTCTACGCCAACGGACACTTCTGGGAGGGCTCCGTCAGCTGCAAGGATTAGGGCTTCGTCTCCGTCGCGAGTGTTGGATACCTTGGCGACAAAGAGCATGCCTTCAGGTGTTTCTAGACGCTCGGTAACTGTGCCGATTACCTTGCTTGAATCGTGGTACATCTGAAGAGTCGGTGCGCGTCCGTCCACTGGAAGTGAGCCGGGTGCGAAGGCCACCATCGTCCCATCGCTCACTTTTGCGGGAGTGTTATATCTGACCGCAATTCCCGAGATCGTGCGGCGAGGTGTTTCGCCTTCGGCGGCGTCGATCGTAAAAGTTTCTGTAGTGAGTCTAATCATGATTGGATCCTAGTTTTCTACTAATGCTTCTCGGGGGATATCGGTTTCGTTCATTCGATCGTCGGTCTCGGCGTCCATGTAAGCCTCGGCTAAAAATTTTTCTGTGTCAAAACAAACATAGGTTCCGTGAGGAAGCACATTGTCGGACGACAAGGTTTCGGTGATGCAATCTGCGAGGGCCTTACACGCGTAGGTCCAAAGGTCAATCCTAGATTGCTGGCTGGACTGATATGAATATGCACCAATAGAGACCGAGAGCAAGTAGGACGGGACGCCGAGGATGCGTCCAAGATCGCGCGCCGAATAATCTGCGGACTCGATCATAAGCATCTTGTCAGGTGTTGCCGTCGTAGGTACATACTCCAAAAATTCATTGAGCGCGGCAGTGTTATTGCCAGAGGTGCGAGCCAAATTGAACTGCGCTGCAAGATCGCTCAACTCTTGCGATGACAAGGGTTCCCCTCCCGTCTGCCGCAAATATCCCGAAGGCAGCACTGACTGGCTTGCTCGGAGCCTGCTGTCTTCGACACGCAAGGCGATTTCTACAGCGCGCGCCCCAGTTGAGTTAAGTGATTGCATCGGTGAGATGAATTGCACAAGATCATTCGGATCTAGTTGGACGCCGTTAAAGACAACTTGTTTTGATGGGCCGAAAAAAATTTCGCCCTGCTGATCCAAAGTTTGGCACATTGCGGCAGGTAGCCTCGTAAAATTTTTTGGATAAAAATCTGCCGTTCTCTCGGTAATTAGCCAGAAGGCTCTGCCCTCAAAGATGAGATCGTCCACCGTGTAGCTAAGTATGAACTGGTTTGGGACGCTTTGGTCAATTCGTGAAAGCCATGAGCGCGGAGCCATTGGGACTTCTTCCATCTCTTCGCCGTTCCACATTTCGCGGTACATCTCAAGTTTCATTCCTGCGATCGTGTTGCAGATCAGGTCTCGACCGCGCGCGATGACTGGGAGTGTCATTGATCGAGCGCGCCGAGTTCCGTTTGTCCAAGAGATGAAAGAGGTCAAAGGCGAATAGGACGATGCACCTACCGCCGCTTTGACTGAAGGTTCTACGGACGCAGTAATTTCGCGGGATTTTTGAAAGAGAGCCATATCACATATTGCCACAAGAAGCGCGGTTTATGGTGGCACTCGCCCAATGACTCGCGGTATCCCGACGACAGGCAAGAAAGCGGACGAGTGCCAAGATGACTCTAGTTTGCGATCAAGATCATGGAAGGCTTTTGAGAGTTCGCTGGACGCGCTGCGGCAGCTGCTCCCCAGATC